GGGTATCAAGTACGAAGTAGTAGCAAATGGCGGCACTTACACCAACAAGGCCGGTGAGGAAAAGAAACGCTGGGTCAAGGTCGGTGTGGTCATGGAAAACGACCGTGGTATGTCCCTGAAGATGGAATCCATCCCTGTTAACTGGGACGGCTGGGCGATCCTCTCGGAACCCCGTGAGAAGCCTCAACAAGACAGCGATGTCCCCTTCTAGGAGATAACATGATCCTCGATGTCCAAATCTTTATGCAAGCCTGTGGACACGAGCCATCGCACAAACTCATCAGCCTCTATCACGATTTAGTTCGTGAGGAGGTTGGTGAACTTGAAGAGGCTATGGCTGCGTTTAACGCAAGCGAGACAGAGGCAGAAGAGACCCAGGCGAAGGCAGATGCGCTAGACGCTATCTGTGATTCCATCTGGGTGCTAATTGGCCTTGCAAGAACTATGGATTTGCCTTTAGAAGCCGGTTGGGATGCTGTAGCATCTACGAACCTCAAAAAGATTGATCCCGTCCTCGGAACAGTTCGGCGGGACGATAACGGAAAAATTATGAAACCAGAGCGGTGGGTTCCACCAGACATGGTTCGGCTTGTAAAGGAATTCAATGAACAAAGAAAGGTTAGAGGGCTACCTGAAGCGCAAGAGGCCGGTGGGAATTGACGACATCTGTCACCACTTTTTAGTCTCTAGGGGTACTGCTGATTGGCACATCAAGACGCTTTATTCGGAGGGGAAGATAGTAGTCCTGAAGAAGGGCAAGAAACACTTGTATCAAGAGGTGTCTTTTTCGCCGACAAGCAAACAGTACTTAGATATTGCAGGCAAGACTCTGAAATCAAACTCAGAGGTTTAGCAAGACATCTTGTCGGGATAACTGACAAGAAGAAGAGGCAGGCTTGGTTACTAGGGTTTGAGAAGCACAACGGGCCGGAGGTTACTGGACAACTGAAGTCACTCGTCCTCGACCTCTGGCGCAACCGTTCTTAGCGCACCCTCGTACATCTTCATCTCTTTGACTTTAGCCAGGACTTTGTTCTCGAAAGCTTTGTCGTTGTGTAAATAACGATGGCAATTGGCACACAGGGGGATGCACTTCTTTATTTCTTCCATTGCACGTTTTAGAAGGCCATTGGCAACAAGACGGTTTACATCATTCTTGCCTTCAGTAATGACATGATGGAAGTCGAGCATTGTGTGATGGCGATTCTCCCCACACCAGACGCATGAGAGCGTGGACTTGTAGGTTCGCCAGATGGTATAGACATTGCCTTTAGCAACTGCAGCTCTGGCTATGTAGGCTTGTTTATTCTTTTCGTAGTGTTTTTTAGAGGCAACCCTTTGGTAGGCTTTCTTTGCCTCTGGATCTTTGAAAGGCATTAAAACTCTTTCGGGTCAAATCCAAATTCCTCGGATATTAGCACAGCATATTTATCAAAGTTCTTATCGTGCGTGTTCCAAGATTTAGACTTGGCTTGATAGAGCTTGAGGTGAACCATCTCATGCGCCATCGTCTTGATGACGTTATCTAAATGACTAAGTTTTGCCCTAGACATAGTGATGGTGTGAGGGTCTGGCTCGTACTGGCCATAACAGGTGGGGTCGTCGTTAACCTTAAATGTGACCTCAATTGATGGCGGCATCCGTAGTTTATTAAATGGATGCACCTGTACCAGCATCTCGTAAATCGCTCTACAAGACGCTGGCGTGATCTTCATAGGAATAGGTCAACCTCGGCCTGCCGACGCTTTACAAGCCCAGGAAGAACCTTTCCTCCGGCCTTTGTGTACATCATAAAGCCCTCGGCAATTCTTTCCTCATCCTCGTTGCGTAGGATTCTTTGTCTCAGGGTAGACCTTTGGAAGCCACCCAGACCTATGTTGTAGGACAGGCAGACGCAAGCATCGAATAGCCCTTGTTGTCCTTCCAGGTTAGGAGCCATCTTTAGGACACCACGCTCAAAAGAGCCGAGGAGTTTCTTAAATCTCTCCTTCAACTCGTCCTTGTCCCAGACTCGGTTGTCTTCAGGTTTGAGAGGATATTCCTTACGAATAATCCCCGTGTAACCTTCTTTCTTGACCATAGGAAGTCTTATCTGGTCTTGGTATAGAACCTCACCCCAGCCGACAGTCCAGATATGGGCTGGGCAGAGATAAGGTTTGTTTCTGTAGCCCTCGAATTGGTGCATCACATGGATGCCCTTTTCGGAAGTCTTCACTTCTTACCCCATTGGCGAGATCCGAACCAGAAGGAAATTATTCCCGAAAGCAGAGCGAGTTCATCTGCACTAAAAATCACGTCGCTTGCTTTAATCATATCGTCTACAGACTGAATGCTTCCGGTAGACAAAAACCAGTAGACCAGAGCCATGTTAATGGCCACTAGTTCCAAGACGAAGATAAAGGTCACGGCTGGTCTAACAATACCATTAAGATTGACCACCCAAATTGAGGCCCGCTCCATAATTTTCTTGTCATGCTCTAAAGCGTTGCCTTGCCTCTCCGCATCAGTCTGCATGGCAATTTGCTCAGTCTTGATTTCCTCAATCTTCTGTTGGGCAAGGAACCCACGCTCCATCATCTGCAATTCTTTTTCAGTCTGCATAGCGGCGAGTTTCAACTCATGCTGCTTATCTGCCCTGTCTTGGAAGAACTCCAAGACTTTTGGTAGACCAGACATCAAGAAACCAAATACTGACGAAATCAGACTAAGCATACTAACTCCCGTAGAAAGCCTCGGACATCTGGCGTATCACCCCATTTGCCCACATAAGTAAAACAATGATTAGCGCAGCAGAGAAGCAAGCAAGTTTCAACTGAAACATCTTCTTTCTGTCGTGGCCGTCCTCGGTATAGAGTCTCCTGAACTCTTCCTTCTGGCGTTTCTCGATTTCCTCAACCTTAGACCAGGCATCTTTGCCGAACTTATTGATGACCTCGGCTTTGACCTTGGCCTTCATGTCTATGGCTTCACGGACTCGGTTGTATTCGTCCACGGCATTTAGAAAGGCGTAGTCGCCATGAACCTGGATTTGTTTTCTACGCCACTCCTGACGGGCGGCTAGTTCTTTCTTACCTAGATCCTGTACCTGCTTGGCTACACCCTCCAGGTCGTCTGCTAACGATATGGCTTCACTGAGACCGCCTATACCGCCTTTGACGGTCTCGATGAATGGATCCATCTAGTCGTCTTTCTTGCCTAGCCAACCTTGAACTGTCCGTGTCTCGAAAATTCGGAATCCCGTCCAAATGATTGTAAAGAGAGCTGCAACGGCAGGGAGAACTTCAGCCAGAGTACCGAGTACAGTCACGACAGAGAGGCCGTCAGCGACGTGTTTAACGGTCTCGGAAGCGTGGTATGCCATTTATGCCTCCGGCCAGTCTTGAGAATTCACCACAGCGATCAGCGCAGGCACGTCAGCGCAGGCAGCGATGGCCGCTTCCAGGCGGTCGGCTTCTGCCACAACCGCAGCTCGGTATCCGGCAACGGACTCAGGCACGGCCACCTGGCGTTCGGCTGAACGGATGATGTACCAATCGGTCTGAGCCAGCAGCGAGCCTGCCGTAGCCTTAACCTGCGCTGTCCACTGCGACTTCAGACCCTTTGTCACCAGACGCTTGGTGGTGTTCTGCATGGTCTCGGTCAGCGGGTTGTACTCTTGGACATACAGAGGGTTGCCGTCTTGGTCAGACTCTTCCCTGTCATCCAGCAGTTTAGGATTGCCCACGCCCCAGTAGAATCGCTGATCATACCAAGGAGCGTCAGCAACCTCTACCACACCCAGTTCAGCACGAATAGTGGGGTTGCGTAGGTTTGCATACTTAACACCATCAGGAGTGGTGTAAGGCTTGTCAATGTTGATCGGTTTACCGTTTAGTTGAAATGCCATGATTACCTCGCAAGTGCGTATTTAAAGGGGTTTTCAGCGAATGCGGCGTAGATGTAGGTTGTTCCGTTCACGTTTGATGCGGTGTGACGAATTTTGAAGCCGTTGGAAAGAAAGTCCCACGGGTAAGCGTTTGAGTATGTGCTTTCTGCCGCTGATGAGTTTGGCAACAATAAGTCATAAACAGCGTTATGTGGGCTTCTACTTGTATCAGTCATCACCCAGTTGTCGGTTGCTGAACTTGCTTTCCAAATAATAAACTTAGGGCGGAAGCCCGTATAAATGAACGGCCCATCAGTCGATCCGTTTCCGGTGTAGCTCCCGAATGCGCTATAACCAGCGATGGGGGCGAATGCGTACAAAACATAAGTGGAACCATTGTTGTTTGTTCCAGCATAAGAAGTGGTAAATGTTATTTTAGATGAGTCAGCAGTCCAGATATTTGGCGCATTAGTTAATGTTGCACTTGTTGAATCTAATATTAAATACGCATCAGTAGCAGACAAACTAGAATGTGACACCAACCAGTTTTGTGTCCCCGACCTTTGTTTTAAAATCCAAAATGTGGGCTTAACCCCTAAGCCATGTCCAACACTTGCGCCATTAGAGCCATTACCGGTATAAGTGACCACCGAAAAACCAGCAGTGGTATTGGCTGAGACTGTGCTGCTGATAGTGCCAGCAGTGTTGCTGCTACCTGCGCCGTTGGCTTTCCAGTTCCAACTGATATGACTACCACCATCGGCAGAGCGGTTGACATCGCCATCTGCGCCAAGCGAGAAGCCATCAGAGGTAAATGCAGTCAGCGCATCCGAGTCTGTAACCTCAGCATCGGTCAGGTTTGATGACAGAGACTTGGTTGCGCCACGCACTGCATCGAATAACTTATGCGGCCCTGCGTAACTACGACCCTTCAGCCATGTGAAGTCTGGCTGGAAACCCACGCCTGAGATGGTCTGCGTAGACGAGTTGCCAGTGTAAGGGACTGCGTTGAAATACAACCCACCCTCCGCAATAGTCGGCTCAGGCAAGTTAGTTGTGCAGAGTGCCTTGAAACCAGAGGGGGCGGTGTAGGCAAATGGGCGTTGACCGAAGTTCACAACCCAAGATGACGAAGCAGAACCCCATTGGTCAGCCACAAATGGGAAGTATGTGCCAGCCGTGATGCTGCTATATGCGGGGCTGGTATTCGTTGCAGGGTTTGAGCTACCAAACCAAGTGCCATTCATGCCAAAGAAGATGCTGTTATTCGTTAGGTCTAGCGCAACCATGAGGATGTCGCTAGTGGCCGAAGGCTGGGTTCCGTAGTTGGTGGCAGTGCCGTTGAACTTCAGTTTCGGCGGGCTGGTTTCAAAGTCGATTGCATAGCCTCTGCCAGAGATGTTGCCGGAGTAACCATCGGTATTGATGTCTGCCTGTTGCGGGTCTCGGACAAGGCCAATGACACCCTTGTTGCTTGTGCTTCCGAGGTTGCACTCGAAGTACCACTTGCCAGAAGTAACGCCGAGCGTACCGATTGCAGTTCCGTTTCCTGTTGGCCCAGTCCAATCGAGGTTGCCGTTGGACAATGTTCCAGCAGATTGCAGCGGATTCAGCGTAGCGTAATTCCCACGCACCTCACCGCCAGCTCCGGTGTCTGTGCCGTACCGAGTAGGCGAATCCACCAGAGAATCATTACCAGCACCAGCAGTCACGCTGAAGTTATTAGGTGTCCAGTCGTTACTACCAGCAGCGTCATAACCCAATGCAGTAGTGCTGGAGTTGTCACCGAAGTCTAGGTAGAAGCCGTTAGTACCATAAGAGCCAGAGTAGGCTTTAGGCTTCCATACGCCGGTGTCGGTGTCGGTCTCACCGAATGAGGATGGGGTTAGGGCCTGGCCGTCAATGAATTGGACTTCTGCAAGGTATCCATTTAAAGCATCGCCGCCGGTAGGATCAAGGCCAATGCGGTGCAGGTTGTTCTGTCCAATGTACCAACTACCAGATGGGTTGTTAGATGTTGCAAAAGCAGTTACTTCAACACCGTTAACATACACACCAACAGTGGTGCCGCTTACATTTATTACAAAGTGATACCAAGCACTAGGGTCACGATACTTTGGAGTTAGAACTCTAATTGCAGATGTTGCTTTAAAGAACTCAAGAGTGCCGTTACCATCCCATCGAATCATATCTCTTGCGCCACCGCTCTCAGCACCAAACACAACTTGAGTAGATCCGGTTAATGCAACACCTTTTTGCCACCAAGAGAATGTCCAAATAGTTGCGCTAGTACCAGCACCGCTAGGAGTACGATTCAGGTAAGCAGAATCCGCAGAGTTAAACCGCAGACTTCTTTCAATCTGGTAGCCGCCTGCTTCAGCGGCGAACCCAACAGGTAGGATAGCCATTAAGCCAATGCTCCTGAGTTAACAACATACACATTCGTGCCATCAGTAAAATATGAGAGCAGATATGTACCGGCGGCAGAGATGGTTGCTAGAGCCGTGGTAGATACCTTAGTTGTAGACGCAGCAGAGACCGTGTAGCCACCAGAGTTCACCAGCAGGATAAAGCCAGACTGACCAGCCGTGATGTTGGTAAAGGTCAGCGTGAAGTTACCAGTTGGCGTGCATTTAAAATTATTCGTGGCCGACATCGAGAAAGAACCATCGTTGTCGGTCGTAACAGTGCCACGCTGAGAGATGGTAAAGGTCTGGGCTACATCAGTCTTGGCGGTGTCAGCGTCGTATCCCTGGATTGTAGACCCGATGTCAGTCGAGACCAGCAGAGTCTTAGAGCTGGGGATCGTGGTTCCGTTAATCGGGCCTGTGGTGGTGGTTGAGAGGGTCGCAGTGCCGCTCACAACAAAGTTACCACCCACAGTCATGGAGTCGCCGTCAGAGCCGGTCTCAAAGCGTTTGAGAGCCGCCATGACCTCACGGATAGCGTTATTGATACCAGAAGGCGCACAGCCCTCGGCAATATTGACGTTGTTTACGTCGGTATTATTACCCGCCGAAGCGTCGTATTCTGAAATCTTTGTCTTTGCCACATTAGTCTCCTAAAAGTCCAGAAAGGCTACCGGTAGTTCCAGCAGCACCACCAGCTACGCCAAATGCACCTGCCGCCCTAGCAGCCTCTCTAGCCAGTATTTCATCTAGAGATTGTAACCGCTGAATCGCTGCTTGTTGAGTGGGTAGATCTAGTGAATAAAGAGTTTTTGCTAACTGCTCTGCCGTTGGTTGCCCTGGGCCAGTAGCGGTTCTTAAAAGGTAGTTTCTGAGTCCAGACACCATACCTCTTTCAGCCATCATTGGGATAAGTTCATCCTGTCCTTCAAACTCTCGTTGGGCAAGAGTTCTGGGTTGGGTTTGAGAACCACCCATCATCCCAATGTCTGTCTGACGGATAACCTTTTCACGGGCCAACTGGTTAGACAGGTCACGGAAAGCGTCGTCTCCAAGAAGAACACGGAGTTGGCTACGCTTTTGCTCAGAAGACCAAACTCGACGCAAGACATCTGTCCCATCTGCGCCTTTCTCAATATTTGTCTTGATTGAGTCATATACACCAACACGGAATCCATCTTTCTCAGCCTGAGACAAACCAGAGTAAATTTTGTTTAGTTCTCTTGAGTCTAGTTGAGTAAACTTCTTACCCTGCTCAATAGCATCCAAAACCTCTGTCGGGCCAGCAAAAGCCTGACGAGCTGCCTTATAAGACTCTGGGCCAGCCTCGTCTACAATCCCAACAAACTCATTACGCTTTTGTTTGAGTTTTCCAAGTTCTGTCTTACCAATACCGCTCCCAGGCTGTTTTCCTGTAAACAGAACATCGTCAAGACCACGTTTAATATAGTCTAGGGTCATCAGATCAAAACCACCAACCTGCCCCATTTTGGTTGGGTCTGGCGGTAGTTCAATTCCGTCTAAAGCGGCAATCCTTCTGGCTCGATCATAAGCATCCTTGAACTGTGGGATCTTCATAAAACCCATAATTCGAGGATCGTCAATAACACCACCTTCACGATATGCCTGCTGATACAACGGGCGTGAAGCAGCGTCTCTAGCCTTTACGATGTCATCTGCTAGGTCAAAGGCATCTGCCTTGACTTGAAAAGCCTGACGGAAGTCTGTAATGATTCGCTCTGGCGCACCAGCACGACGGGTCTCTACCAACTCACGGGCTGCTTGTGTAGCACCTGGATACTGGGCAACGATGTCTGCAAGACGGCGAGTGTTCTCCCCACCTAACTCAATAATCGTTTCAGGCTTGTATCCACCCTGCTTAATTAGAGAGACTCGACGCTCTGCTTCAGCCAAATCTACACCATCACGCTGAAGTGCTTGTAAGAGTTTGACATCTGCTCGACGGGCGTAATCAGTGGGTAGGCCAACAGCTCTACGACCGTAGTCAATGGCTTGTTGAACCCCAGGAACCTTTGGTGCAATTTTTGCCGCAGTTTGACCACCAGCACCAAAAACCGCTCCAACTTGTGCGCCGGTTTTAGCACCCTCAATTCTTTGCCCAGGTTCTGCCGTGCCAGCACCAGTAACAGCACCAGTTACGGCTCCACTTGTGGCTGCTCCACCAGTAGCACCAACGGCACTGGGAACTTTACTTACAGCAGGCAAGACTCTGCGGCCAACATCTAATGCTCTAAGGCCGCCAAGACCACCAGCAAACATCAAAGGAACACTACCAAGTACCTCGCCTGTGATGGCCCTGAATGGGTACTCTTTTTCGTATGCTTTCTTTGCTTCTTGAATAGCCGCTAAGTTTTGTTCGTAAGTTCCTTGTCCAGCAGCCTCCATAGCCTTTGCTTGAGCCTCATCCGAGAACCCAAACGAAAGACCCTGAAGCATTGCGCTACCAAACCCATATTCTGCTTTTGGGCCTTGCTGAATCATGTTGTTTGCAATTTGGGCAAGTCTTGCAGCGGCCTGAGTATCGCCTGCGGCATCAGCGTTTCTTAACGCCTGCATTACCTCTTCATAGGTAGGCATCTTATCTATTGCCTTTCAAATGCTTGTTTATAAGGTTTAGATCATCAGCGTTTATTGGTGCAACTGGCCTACCAGGAGATGCGGCTGGATTCCTTTCAAAGAAGTCTTGAACTGGGTTGCCAAGATCACGCAAACGCCTACGACCCTCTGCTGGGCTAATTTCACCATCAAGAACCGCAGAAGCAATCTCACCCTCTTTAATCATGTACTCGCTAACTTCTTTCATACTACGAACAATCTCTTTATTTGCTCCAGGCTGATTTATTAAGCGAGGCAAAGATTCTTTGTAGAGAGCCAAGTCAGCATCAGACATGGTTCCAGAGCCAGGAGGACGCTGTTGTGGTACTAGTTTGTTAATGATTGCTTGTGCGGCCTGAACATCATTAAGACCCTTTGTTTCAATACCAAAGTTGCCAGCAATTTGTTTAAATGCAGCACCAGCACCAGTTTCAACTCGCTCTAGAATTTTTCCAAGCCTATTTACATCTCGCAATGTTCTGGTTGCTTGGTTGCCAGACTCTTGAATACCAGAGAACATTTCAGCTTGCTTGGCTTGAGATTTTTTCTCAAACTCAGAAACCCTATCACCTGTGTTAACAGTAACACCAGGAGGCTTTTTCATGGCCGCAAATTGCTCAAGTGTCGTATCGGCTGGAATAAGACCAGCAGCTCTAGCAGCAGCAAACTCACCGACCATTCCTGGCAATTCTGGGGTTTTTGTGGCTGTTAGATAAGTACCAAGCCCCTCCATGCCGCCATACTGAGCAAGAGCAGCCAATGCACGGTTACGGTCAATGGTTGCTGGTCCTGTAGGCGTAGCCTGTCGAGCAACATCCACATCGCTCATACCAGACTCAAGAGCCATTGGGTCAATGTTTGACTGCGCTCTCTGGAAGTCAGGCATTGTGAGAGACGGTGTAATAGCACCTTGAATGGCCTGTTGAAACTTGGCCTCACGCTCACGCTTCGCCATCATGTCCTTGACCTGCATATTTGTCAGCAGGTCTTTAAGCGTCTGGTCAAACGAGCCACGATAAGACTGCACAGCACCAGGAGCAGCCATAGCCAAAGCCTCTAGCGTCGAGGTTCTACGGCCACCTTGAGGAATAGCGGCACGGATCAGCCCTTGGCTAAGTCCTAGTAGACCCTGCCTAAAAGCATCTTCTTGGGCCTGTGAACGCTGCTCGGGTGAGAGCAGACTCATAAGAATTTCGTTTGCCATATAAGTCCTATACCAAAGATAGACGCTGACGAGCAGCTCTGTTTTCAGTCAAAAGGTTTAGAAGCCCAGAGTAGTCAACCGCACCGCCAGCACGACCGGCGATAGACTGCTGTGGGATTCCAGAAGGGGTTGGGTTAAGCAGGGAGTTAGCCTTTAATGCTGCCTCAACTACCTTACCTGGGTTTACAGAGTAATCAGCACCAGAAGCAGAAGTGATGTCACCACCTACCTCTTTAGCAAATGGATCCATTGTGGAGCCGCCAGCAGTCAATCCACCACTTACATAAACTTTGTCGTATGGAAATGCGGTCGCTAAATTTGCGGCAATGTCTGCCGAAGATGCGCCCATAACCGCTTGGTTGGCAGCCTCAGCAGCCATTATTGGGTCTACGCCAGCAGCAATCAAGTTCTGCTGAATCATTGCAGCGTCTTTAGATACTGCGGCAAGGTTTGCAGCATCTGTTGAAACAGTTGCTAAATCCGCAGCACTAGTTAATGAAGCAGCATCAGATGTAGTTGCAAGATTTGACAGTTGGTCGTATCCGGCTGTTACACCCTGCATTAGAAGATACTTAACAACCGCATCAGCAGCGGCGTTGGTGTAAGGCACAATACCGCCACCACCAGGGTCAAAGCCTAAAATGTCGTCAGCAATAGTGTCGCCAAGAACATCACGGGTCACATCATAGATCCCGCCACCAGAAGGGTCAAAGCCGAGAAGGTCATCAACTACATTTTCTGTAACCGCTTGGCTTACATCACTGGCAGCACCAGCGACATCCTCAACAATCGGTATTCCGCTCTGACTCATAGTTCTTTTACCCAAATGGTAGGTTTGTATCCATGCTTTTTGGCAAGCCTATTCCAACCAGCTCTACCAGTAGCAAACTTAATTTTCTTGCAGTTAAGTTGTTTTGCAAATGAATCTAGTATTTTTAGGCCGCTATCAACATCTCTTTGACAGTATCCAACCCAAGCAAAAAAAGACCCGTCTTTCATTACTTGGCCAACAAAGAATCCGTCTATAACGCCGTCTGTAAGACCAAGCACACAATGAGACTGGCCACTCTTTATTTGGTAGTAGACATCCTCTGGTATCCAGTCTTGTTCCGGATCTTTAATCAACAACTCACCAAGCCCCATTTTTATGTAGGGCCAGTACTCTTTTAGATCGCTAGGTTTTAATACCTTTGGTGTCAAAAGAACCCTTTTAGGTAGTCATAAGCGTCAGAGTAAGCCTGCTTAGGAACAACGCTTGCTGCGGTTCCCAAGAGACCAAGGGTCAATGCTGTGTTATTGGTTCCAGGCTGTTGGGCGGCGTAGGAAGCAGACCCAAGCGGAGTTCCATATACGCTCGACAAAAAGGCGTTAAGCTGTTGGTAAGGAAGTGTCTGCTCGTATTGGTAACGCTGCATGGCTTCTTGTAGAGGTGCTTGTGCAATTGTTTCTCTTGCCTGCCCAATTTGAGCAAGAGTCTGAGACGGAAGCATCTGCGCCCCATAAAACTGAGGAGCCAGCGCACCCAAAGCAGCCTGTTGACCCAAAGCCTGTTGTTGCATAGCACGCTCACGGGCGTAGTCTTGGTAAGCGATATTTGTAGTCACGTCGCCAATTGCACGAGAAGCGGCTTCTTGAGCCTGAGAAATGGCACGTTCTTGCGCTCCTGACCCATAGCGACCAGCCCTAGAGAAGGCCGACTGAAGGGCTGGAAGGGTGGATTCTGCGAACTGTTGTTGGATAGGACGGGTGGCTGCTTGGATAGCGGCTTGTTGGTAGGGAGAACCCTGAAGGAACGCACCACTAGCAGTCTGACCAATACCTGACAAAGCCTGACCATAAGCCTGCTGACCGGCCTGAAGAACCGGCGCACCGCCACGAGCAATAGCCTCTTGTTGGGCCAAGGCATCGAGTGTCTGTTGGCTTGGCGAGACATACATCTGCCCTGGGAATAGGGTTGGCTGCTGGTTGCCAAAGAACAGTTGCTCTGCACGCTGAAGGCCAAGTTCAAGATAAGGACGCAGGCTTGGGTCTACTTGAGCAGTACCAGTGCCAGAAGAACGCAAGGCAGGAAGTTGTCCTACGATGTTTGTAGTTGGGCCACCAGGAACATTGGTGGGCGTTGTGCCACCAGTCAAGAAGCCAGTCGTTTGCGGCGCAAAAGAGTAGTTCGTAGCACCAGCAGGAACTGTGCTTCCGTATGGGAGGACTGTGCCACCAAGGTCAATAACGGCCATATCGCTATCCTATCAAAATATAAGCGTAAGTTTTGTTTGCGGTACTGTTTGCCCAATGGCTGATAACAGCACTTCCGTTGGTTTGAGAACTAACATAAACATTCGAGTAAGCTTGGGGTGCTACATAGTCTACAGAGATGTTTGCGGCAGGAATTGCCGGTCTCGGTATAGTCCCACTTGAAGCAAAATGCTCTAGGGTCACACCAACATCCGATACCGCACCAGCGATTTCTACATAGTCCCCAGCAGCTAGGTTTACATAGAAACTCTTGTAGCCAGTTAAGTGGCTAGGGTCTCCAGTAGACTTCCTCGCTGGAATACCGAATCGGCTTGCAGAGTTGGTGATGTCTGCCCCGTTCTTCCGAACCCACACGTCTGCATACTGAGCATCGTTTGTAGAGTTCTGTAATTGCAGGGCAAAAGATACGTTGTAAACACCTGCGTTCCTGACGTTTATCCTCGTCGTGTTAGAGAGATAAACCCCGTTACTGATCTCTGTCGTGTCCCACTGCACCACCGCAGAGGTTCCGGTACTCGGAGCAGTCTGATCGTTGTTGTTAGAGAACTGGCCATAAGGCGCAGCGTCTGACTCTGCCGCATCCGAGAACGGGATCAGGACAATTTTTGTATCTACAGAGATCCGCTCGTCATACAGGGTTGTAGTCGTTGCATTACCCGTGTTCAGCGTGATCGTGCCGGTGTTATTGGTCTTGCCATTCATTACCCCATTAAGGATCTCGGCAACGGCCCGTGGCTCACCACCAAACGGAGGTAATACTCTAAACATCATCTTCCACCTGCAGGCTGAACCTCAATATCCACCCCAATCGCAGTAGTCCAGTTTCCTGTTGGCTGAACCCTGAGACGGTGATATTTGCCTACAGCCCGAATACCAACCCTGTTTTCTGAACTAGGTGAGGTCTGCGTGCCAAAGGTAGGCGTTGCACTCAGAACCAGCCTCGATGCCACAGCAACACTTGCAGACCCGTTATCCACTAGGGGTTTGGCAAGGGTAATCATTGCATTCTGGCCACCAGACTGGATGTCCTCAGTCTCAATGGTAGCGGTTAGATTAGACCCAGAGAAGGTCACAATCTTGGCCCCAGTAACCCCGCCCAACTGTAGTTTGCCGCCCTGCCAGAACCGAGAGTCTAAGGAGATGTCCAAAGCGTCAATCGAGGCAGAGTAAGTGTCTACACCCTCTAAAGTAATAGCAGGGGTTGAGTAAGAACCTAGCCGGTCAATCGTGGTGTCAACAAAAGCCCATCGCTTAGTATTGACATGGTAGACCAGAAGTCTGTAAATATCTCCGGCGTTCCTGTAACCCCACATTACGAGGTTTCTAATAGGATCTACCGCAGTAGACATCTCTGGGAAACTGGCCTCGTTTGCGTCATTAAAGAAGAACCGGTCTACCTTCTCAGCACCGATACCTACGACGTTTTGTCCATCGCAGGCATAGAAGCCGTCGTCTCCAAGGAAGTACGTCACACCCTGCCACTGAATGACAGAGTTGGGTTCGTAGCACCCAAGATTCCGAGAGATGTTGTCAAACTGGAACACAAGCGGAGAGCCAATGTAGCTCATGCGAACAATTGAACGCTCAAGCAGAACTAGGCCAAACTCACCACCCGTGATCCCTTGGATCTGCCCGCCATCAGGAATGTCCTGAAAGTCAGACTGAGTAACCGCAGAGGAACTCCAGGTAGTAGGATCGTTAATCCCAGACCACTGCACCCGACTGTTGTTGTTGGGTTGCCAGCCTGTGACCACAAAATCCCGAACTACAGTAACGTGCTTGACCGTTGGCGCACCTGCGTCAATGTCAGTAAACGTCCCAGTCGTGGTTAGGTCGTAATACTGGAGTTTGTCGGCCCCGTTAGCGGCGATAAGACTATTTCCGAACTGGGTGAACTTCCAGACGTATTCTGAGTTATAGGTGGTTCCAGAGACGTTATCCATAGACAAGTCTGCTGCGTCCAGAAGGAACAACTTAGTGGAGCCACCTGCAAATACTTTGGTATTACCGTCAGTATCACGGGCAGCCACTACGGAGTTTAGATCCTCTGAAGCAGCCTGCGAAAACTCTACGGATGCTGGGAACGGCCCGTAACCAACAGCCTTGGGGAACACGTTTTTAGCAACCGTCAAAGCACCCACCAGACCTGGCTGGTCGGGTAGCCACTCTCCGAAAGTTATCCTTGTAGTTGCCATGCGTTATTTCCAGTTGTTTGTTGTGTCCACGCATTGCTATCAATAGCAGCGTCTGACCAAGTGTTTACGTCTACAGACTGAGTAGTCCAAGTATTATCACCGGCTGATATATCTGACCAGGTGTTTGTCTCTACACCGCTGGTCGTCCACTCCTCGCCGTATATGTAGCCAATCGCACTTACAGTAGCACTACCAATCGCACTACCGGAGGAAGAAATAGACACCTCTGCGTCAGATAGGGCAATTGCACTACCAGAAACAGAGCCAAAGCCGCCAAATATCCCGTAGGCAGTAATACTGATAGCACCAGCACCAGATACGCTAGAAGCCCCAGTCCGCAGTCTTAGCGAGTTGGACTCTGCCGAACCCGCCGCACTTACTGAAGAAGCACCTAGCCTCTGCCTGACACCAGAAATGCTTATAGAGCCTGCCGCAGACACCGAACTAGCACCGCTAAGTGTCAGGCTACCTAAAGCCGTTACAGACCCTATTCCGCTTATCGTAGATGCTGCGGATCTAACTCTGTAAGCCTCAAACGATGTCGATCCAGCACCAGATACCGAACTAGCACCGAATCTCTGCCGGTATCCATCAAAGGACACCGTAGCAGTTCCGTTAATACTTGCAGCACCGATTCTCTGTCGCTGGCCTGAAATCTCTACAGATCCAGCACCGGAAACGCTAGAGGCGGCTATTCTTTCCCTTATCCCTGCAATTGATGTTGCGCCTGCACCCGTAACAGATGAGTTAGCCAGGAAGATACAGGTTGTCGTGGACTCCCATATCGCATCATCTAGGCTAAACGCTAGGCTATCTAGTGAACCAAAGTAATCAAGCAGCTCTAGTGGGTATGGCCCACAAATCCCGTCTTCCGTCCAGTTTGCATCTAGGCTAAATGGAAGGTCATCAAGCGATCCAAATGAATCGAGCTGCTCTAGGGTGAGATACATTAAGCAAGGGTGATACTCAGATTGCTAGAGGCAATTTTGAAGATGTCGCCAGTCTCAATAACTTTAGAAGAAGTCAAAGCACCGTGGAACAAAAGGTTCCCAGAAGTAACCGCATCATAGAGGCCAAAGTGGGTCACGGTTCCCCAGTTAGCACCAGCCTGCGGGAAGGTAATGTCTGCGTCATTGGTGCAGTTACCCTGTGAGGCTGCGCTAAAACTAGCGGCCTGACGAGCATAAGAACCACCAGATACCTCAGTTCCAGAGCCAGCATCCGTAGGGTCTGAAGTAAACAGGCCAACGAAAGTCGTGGTCGGAGAGGTGTAGGAAGTGTTGTTGAGAACTGCGTTCATCAGGGCGTTCTCAAGATAGTTAGATAGTGCTGACATAGTTACCTCGTAGTCACAGACATTTGAAGGGGTACACCAGAATACTCAGAAGCATCGTCCGAGTCGTTCAGAGAAGCCACTGCGTTGTTATACAGACTAGACCATACCTGGAGCCTTGCATCGTTCATCAGGTATGGCTCGGCCTCTAGCAAAGCACCGTAAAGTAGCGCATCTGCACAGTTAGCCATGAACACGTTTGAGGTGTTTGCGTCACTCAAAGCCGTGGGTTTTGCGTAATACAGCATCGATACCGTGTAGGTAGAATCAGGGGCCGGAGCCAGCTCAAACTCTGCGCCTCGCATCGTATAAAACACAGGCCGTCCAGACTCGTCAGCCCGTGCGTCCCTTGAGAACGCAGATGGAGACAAGTAGGTCAGAGGAGTCCGAGGGTTTCCAGTAATGTGAAGGTCACGGATCTCTAGGAAGTCACTAGGAAGGCCAACAGTAGGATCACCGCCTGTAGTCGTAGCGGTAGCGGTCTTCAGCATCTGCCGAATCCGCACAGAGCGATTTAGGCGAATCTCAGCAAGCGAAATGAAATCAGGGATCTGTGACGTTAGGTCACTTCTTCCTAGATAGTTTGCTACGCTCGTTTTGAGGTCGCTGTATATTGTCAGTGCCATCTAAAATAATATCCTTCCAGCCGTATGTGTACTGGCCAACGTGACCAATCTCTTGGCTCAGATCGTGGTCTACCCATGTCTCAAAACCAGCATCAGCAGCGGCTATGCAGAAGTGAACATCCTCGCCTAAAGTCTTGCCTCCTGGGATCTGATAAAACCAGAACCAAGGTTTAGGAGTGTTCTTGAAGACTTCTGCCTTCACCAACATCACACCGCAGCCAATGGCCGTAATCTGCTCTATTCCTGTCTTACCCTTAGAGATCACCGGATGCCACCGGTTTTCCTTCTTCTCTACGTCTATCTCCAACTGCTTGGCAGTCGGCTTAACAGGGATAGTCCTTGTTGTAGCGTTTACCCCAACGATAGGCTTGTCGTGCTTTAGAAGCCTGTCTAGGGTGTTCTTTGGAAACCTCATGTCTGAGTCAATAAAGAGAATGTAGTCACAATCGCCCTCTAAGGCGTGTTCTACCAACTTCTCTCGCTGGTCAAATATCAGGGTTCCAGCCACAGAATAAACTGCTAATTCGCCCTCTCGATACTTTGCGTCATAAGCACACATGATCGCTAGGTCAAAACCCGTGCCGACATCCATGTCCCCTCGGCTGGGGATGGAAATACCAACTTTCATACTCGTCCTGGCCTCGTTCTAAAGAATCGGTTATCGGGGTTGTTCAGCCACTCCTTAAACCTTTTCTGGTCTAGGACGGCGAACCCTCGTAGGATTCCTTGTTGGTTCAGGTCTTGTATGACAGACAGCGGAATGGAGCCTATCTTTGACCATTCACCCCATCTGGCGTTCTGGTCAGTAGCTGCGTATTCACGCTTGTTTTGTTCGATGATCTCGGAAATGTCTTGCGTGGTCTCAATGATTAGACCGCCATCTCCATCCCAGTGAGCGGTTTGCACGGTTCCCGTGTCCGCATCCTTACGGATTATCTTTTTCATTTATTCCCTATGGAAAAAGTGGGGGCAGTTGCCCACCCCCACTCTACTACAGTTTTACAACCCTATCAAGCAGGCTTCAGGTCGAAAGCACCGCCATGAGCGGCTTCGTTGCGAACCTCAAGGGTCAGCTCGGCCAGGATCTGGGTCTTCTCAGAGTCACCGGTCTTAGCCAGATCATTGGTCTGGAAGGGACGCAGGTAAGCCAGAGCAGCGTACTCAGGATCCAGAACCAGAGCGTCACGAGTACGCATGAAGCGGTTCGGGACAATCTGAACCACACCAAAGTCAGACTGGTACAGGTCAGCACCACCGAGGATGGTGATCTGGCCGGAAGCCTGAGAATTGATGCGATGCTGGCTGATGCCGGTAAAGCCGGAAACAGTCTGCTTCAGAGCGGGAGGAACGACCAACAGCGAGGGCGTGCCACCTTCCGTAAACACTTGCTGAATGACATCCTTGAGGATGGTCTCAGTAAAGGTACGGGTCGTGTCAGCGTCACCACGGACGTTGGAGCCGTCACCAGTAGGATCAGTACCGGCAGTAGTAGTGCCAGAGCCTTTGTTGGTGTTCGTGGTGATGTAGGACAGGAGCGAACCCATCTTACGAGCGGTAGACAAGTTACCAGCGTTCTTGGCTTGGTTAGCCGTGATGATGGTCTCGATGTCACGCTTGATCTCAGCAGAGGCTTTAGCCAACTGGTAAGCCTTCTCAGACTTACGGCCAGCCTTGTTGACGGCTTCCAGAGTACCCGAAACCTGAACGGTCTTGGAAACGATCTGGGTGTAGTTGCCAACACGAGTCGTGGGCGACAGGGTAGCGGCAACAGCGTCGTCACCTTCAACAGCGGCGTTAGCCGTGGTAGCAGCGGCCAGAGAATCCTTCAGCCACTCGTGGTTAACAGCAGCAGCCTTGGTCTTGCCGATGGACGACATGACGGGCGTGTCTTGGGGGGAGATGTCATAAATGACGTCCTGGAGGTCTTCACGGAGGCCCGTGGCGGTAAAAGCGGTATATGTAGGCATTTCGATTCCTTTTATAAAAAGCGTTCAAATAGACGAGCTGCGTCGTTCTTGTTCCCCGACTTGCGGAGTTGCTGACGCATCTTCTTAACTTGTTCGGTCTCCATCGCTTCTGGCGTGGAAGTCCCTGGTTTAAGCATCTTCGGAGCCTGGACAACCTTCTTGGTTGCCTCAGATTTGCCCTTCATCAGCTTGTCGTACTGCATAGCCTTGTAAAGTGTCAAGACTGCACGAGAGTCGTACACCGCAGCGAGTTCTTGATCTGAAAAGCCAATAGATTTGGCGAAATCACGAATTTCTCGCTTTACTGTCTCGCCTTTGATCTCGTCAGACATCTCAGGGATGGCATCACGCAACTTTGCTGCCTCGCTTGCAAGGTGGGCTTGTAGCCTCTCGCTCTGCTCAGACTGCTGCTGCTGGGCCAATCGCTGTCGTTCTGCACGGACGGCGGCCAGTTGTTTCTCTCGTTCTGCCTGTTCTGCAACCTTCACGGCATAGCCGATAGGGTCGGTTTCCTTCAGAACGGACAAATCTTCTGCCTTTTCGGTCTGGTTAAGCATCTGCTCAATGACAGACAACCGCTCGGCATACTGGTCTCGGAGTCGTGAAGCCTCTTGGATCTTAGCCCTCTCCGCTTCTACAGCCTTGCGGTTTTCGGCCAGTTCCTGGGTCTTCTTGGTGTAGTCAGCAGTCCGTGAATACCCTTTGAGCAGCTCATCTAGCGGAACGTCGACTTCCTCCTTGCCTACCTTTACTCGGTAGGTGGGGGTCGGCTCCTCTTCAGGCTCCTCTTCGTACTCTTCGGTTTCCTCGTCCAGTTCCTCTTGGATTTCGGTCTGCTCAACAACCTCGTCAATGATCTCTTCGGCTGGTGCTTCTGGTTGGGCTTGCGCCTCCTCTTCACCACCCATCAAGCCTAGAAAGGCGTTGGCTGCTTCACCTACGGTTTTGGCACTCCCACTAGGGTTGGTGTCCATTGTGACTCCTTACAAAGTTACAAAATTTTCCAGCGTTTCTTGTCAATGTCCTTCTGTTTAGCCATCGACTCGATTGACGCAACGAACTCCTCAATCGCCCTGTATTTGACGAGAGAGCGTTCCCGCACCTCTACGTCATCCTCAGAACTGTTGAGAATAAGCGAAATATACCCATCTTGTTGTAATTTTACAACGGCTAGGAAGAACTCGTCTCTGAGGAGACGCTCGGCTTGTTCCTGCTTGTTGGGTATATCAATCATCCTGGGATCTGCACATTAGAGGTGATCTCTGCGCCAACCTTAGCGGCTTTGATCTGTGCCTCTGCTTGGAACTCTGCAACCTTCAACTCTAGTTGGGCTTGAGCCTTCTCACGCTCCAACTGAATCTGGGCGGCTGCTTTCTCTCTCTGCAACTGGATGTCTGCCTGGGCCTTAGCCTGGGCGACCTGAATGTCAGACTGCGCCCTTGCTTGGTCGGCTTGAATCTGGGCCTGCACCTGGGCTAGGACGGCTTGAAGTTGTGGGTTGGGTTGTTGTTGCTGCGCCGCCGCTGCCATCTGCTGTTCAACTTCGGGGCCAACTTCTTTAAAGAACTCCGAGGAGTCCTTAAATCCAGCACTTTCGATGAATCGGCCAAGCGTGGATCGATATTGTGCCAAGCCAACCAATGGGCCACTAACTCCTTGTGTTCCAAGAATCTGCTCCTGTTTCTGAAGAACCATTGCCAGCATCGCCATTTGCTCCTGACGATTACCCGTTCCCAAGCCTACGTTCACAGTAATATCGTACTGGTTAGACCACTCACGGGGGTCTACAGCCACATACTTGCCCCGCAGACGGATCACACGGGGTTTATCCTGATACTTGCACAGAAGGTGCAGGATCTTCTTAAACATATCCCGAACACCAGTTTCCGCAAAGATACGGGCGATTAGTTCAATCTTGGCCGCACCAGCGTTCTGCATAGCAGCAACAGCCGTGGCCGTCGTGTTTTGCAGGATGTTGGGGTCTAGCCCCTGAGAGGCCATAGAAATGCCTGTGCGCTTCTCTTGGATGCCGTCCATATACTGGAGCATCGGGAAGGACTGGCCAGCCACGGGGGGAACCGTAATCGGGTTCAGGGCGTTAGGATTCTTGACCCGTACTATCCCACCAGGTGTGACAGTCAGCAGGTCGTCTAGGTTCACCTGCCCGTCTACAGCGGCGATACGGGCGTTGTTCGTCAGATACAGGTTGTCAAGGATCTGTCGGGTAATTGTAGACTTGATGAGCTGAAGATCCATAGTCCGGTCAGCCATCGAGTGACCAAAGAACTTATGGGGCAGCGGGAAGGGACAGACTGAGCAGAACGGAACGTAATCAATCTCTTCGTCGTCCAGAATCTCGTTGCCAGCGTAGATAACCTTGCGTAGTTCAGCGATGCCGTCTCCGTCCTTGTCGGTGCGGATATAGCACTCAAAGACCTCTACTTCCTGCATAGACTTGTCCATCGTCTCGTAGTCGCTAGGCTGCTCACCCTGCGAGAATCGAGCCGTGCGCTCAGGCGTAAAGGTCAAGTCTGTATTAGCGGGCAGGTCTTCAACGATGTCCGCATCAAAGCCCATAGCGATCAGTTCGGAACGGGTCACGAGCTTACGGTGGGCGCAGAAGGGTGTGTCAGAGACAGTCCGGCCCTTTTTGGAGATGATGAACTCCTCGGGCGGTACGTTCTCAATCTTGACCCGACCCTTGTTTTCCTTCTTCTTGACCTTTACGTCGTAGGCAAAGACAGGCACGGTCTGGGGCATAGGAGGCACGCCAGACTGTTGAGCCATCATCATTTCTTCGGGGCTGGGAGGAACCTGTGCCTCGCCAACCTGACGCTGCTCCTGCTCTACGATTTCATACTGGTCGTCTGCAAGGAGGAGGGCTAACTCTTCCTCGGTCAGATCCATGTAGGACTCGGTGTTGACTACTTCTTCGTCATTCCAGTAAATCTTGATGATGCCGTTCTTCTGGAGCAAGGCATCCTTGAACCAGTCGTGCATGATGGAGACACCAGGGTTATCCCTGTAGAACACCCAGTTCGAGTACTCCGTTGCTTGCTTGGCCTTCTCTTCGTCGCCAGGGCCATTAGGCTCAAACTGGACGACCTCATCACCCTGAGTAAACACCCGCATCAGGGCAGGCAGCGCACCGTCTACAGCCTCTGCAACCTCGCCTGTAACGATGGTAGAGCGTCCCTCTACTTCGTTGCCATAGGCATCACGGTTGTAGTACATGATGGCCTTACGGCGGGCCTCTGTGGTCTCCGTCTCGATATAGCCAATAGCGTTGTCGATTTCCGCTTGGACTATTGCTTTGAGTTCGATTTCGGTCATTTATACAATCCAGTTGGTTTTAATTGGTAGAGGCTTGTTCCAGCCAGAGTCAGTCGTGTCGATGCCAACAGCCAAGTAGCGAAAAGCGTCTGAGCCATGAGAAGACCAATCATGCAGAGGCCGGTCATAAAATACGCTTCGCTTCTCGTCATATTCTCGCCTGTAGTTCCTCAGACAGTCTAAGCCTTGTTTCACCGCAGGTACGTTGAACCAACATCTCGGTAGTATGCGTCTCGCCGCCTGGATGCCGTCATCCACGGACAAGCGAGGTAGAACCGTACAGTCAAGACCGGCACTCCGTAGAACCTCAAGTCTGGACTTCCCCGTACCAAGCTCCCGTACTTCAACATCGTGAGGAAGGAGGTGCGAGGCTTTATGCCAGTCCCTATTCGTGAGTTCCCGAACATACCAGTCAAGCCCTTGCCCGTGGTTCTCAATGTAATCCATGAGCCGGATTTCCTGTCCCACAACCTGCGCCACCCATATCGCCGTGGAGTCTCCCATTCCCAGATCCCACGCCGTAAATGTCTTGCAGAGATCATCTCTCTGTATCTCGCATACATGGCCGTCTTCCTCGACCTTATTGAGGATCTGCCCGTAGTACGAACCTTCGACCGCTGCATGGAAACTGCACTCAAACTCTTGGGCATACTTGTCGTCGCCCATCTCTTTCTTGGCCGCTTTAAGTTCTTCTTCAGCCACGATCCCAGTCTGCGATGCCTTGAACTCCAGCAGCGTCCAGCCCTCTTCAGCCTCTGCCCTGTCCCGTAGATCCTTAAAATGGTTCGCACCCTTAGGCGTTCCGATAAAGAGAGCTTTGCCTTGTCTGTCAGCCAGCGCAGGTCGGATGATCTCATTCCAAATCTTTGGGTTCATGTCCCCAACTTCGTCGAGGACTACAAAGTCTAGGTAAATCCCTCGGAGAGAATCTGGATTGTCTGCTCCGTAGAGAGAGATCCTTCTGTCCCAGAAATCTACCCGCAACTCCGTGATGTTTGGTCTTGCTTCTAGTGGTGCTGTGTACTTGAGTAAGTAGTCCCATGCTACTCGCTTGGCCTGGGTGTAGGTTGGGGCGATGTAAGCCAGCCTTGGGGACTCCTTGTCGCACTCCATCGCAGCCTTAATAAGCTGGTTGATGGCTGCAACAGTCTTGCCGAATCTTCGATGGCAGACCGCAACGCTGAATCTGTGAGCATCAACCTTCTCATGCAAGATAAGTTGTTGTTCACGAGGTCTGTACGGAATAGTGACTTGCTTTACTTCTGCCATCCGACTGCAATCTGTACTGGGCCTTCGTCTTTACCAGTTACTTCAGTTCTAGCCAGTTTAGGGATGTGGTACTCGCAGAGCTTCTGCATGATGTCCAGAGCCTTGTCTGGTGCTGGTTTAATCCCGTTTACAGGATCACCCTCGGCAACCCGCTGAAGCCAGCCATCCATCTGCTCAGAGTTGCGCTCTAGCAGGTTTGCAATAGCCTCTCTTACGATAGCAGTTGACTTGTTAGGAACGCCTTTAGGTCTACCCATCCCAGCAGCGGGAGGAAGTCCGGCGGCAATATTTTCCTGTATTTTGTTGGTTTCCATTGTCCGAATCCTATTGGTTGTTCGGTAGTACTGAATAATTATACAGTAGTTTCTATGAGTAGATCCTTGGCTATTTGGCCTAGTTCTATGTCTTCATTTGTTACTGGTGTTACTTCGTACTCTGTTTCTATCCATACTTTTGCACCGCAAGATAGAGGTTTGTCAGGACTGTAGACAATCTTACATGGCCCAGAGATGTATACCTCATGGGCGTATGTATTGCTCTTATAAGTCTTGACTGTTAACACAGGTTCTCGATCGCCGGTCTTGGCGTTACTCTTGATCTTGTGCTGGTTTACATGAACGATTGTCCTCAAGGGGCTAGTAGTCCTTTTGAAATCCAATCTTGCAACGGAATGTCGTTAATTTGCTCAATTTTAAAGTCTTGCGGATTAAATGGGATGAAATTAGATGTTCCGGTTCCTGCCGCTCTACTTTGTTCATCTAAGTATCTTATACCGCTCAAGCCCTTTTCTTGGAAAAGTTCAGTTGCTTTTTGTTGCCCCCATAGTTTTGGGTCTGAAATGTTTTCACCTTTTTTTATAAGTTTCTTTGCGTCTTGTTCAAATTTGTCAGCAACAAATTGATAGACATTTTTACCATGAACATTTTCAAATTTGAAGTTTGGTACGCTTTTACGAATTTTGGTTACTACTTGGTCAACATCTTTTTTGATGACAGTGTTGATGATGTCATCTAAAGCACCTTTAATTTCTGCGGGCTGATCCTTAATAGGAATGTCCCAGTTTAAGAACTTAGGCAGTATTTCGTCTGGGATGTCTCCTTTGTAGAGATAGCCTTCCATAGGCTGAACACCGCCAGACTGTTTTAGCCTCTCTAATACGGCCAAGTCTCTCGCTGCTTTTGCTGCAACCTCTGGGTAATCAGTGTCAGGAACAGCGTATTTCTTAGCAACTTCAATAGCTTTGTCTAGGCCGTCTTTCCTTAGTGTCGCTTTAACATTTAAGTGTTCAAGGCTACTAGGCTCAAAAACACCTTCTTGACTTGTATACCTGTCTCTAGTTGTTGCAGACCTATATCCTTCGGCAACCGGCCTAGCCTCTGCGGTATATCCAGCACCAACACCGTAAGCCTGCGCTCCCTCGCCAGTCCCTACCTTCATGGGGTCAAACTGTTTGAAGAGGTAAGGAGAGCCGTGGAAAGCGGTAATTCCTGCCGGTGCAAAACCCATCTCGCCAGACATTATCATGTCGGTCAACTGAGCCAGAGCTTGTGGGTTAGTGACCTTCAGAGGGTTGTTAGGGTCTCCGAAAGCCTGGTTCATCATAGACTCTCGGTTAGCAGCACCCTCTTGAATACGGCCACCCAGCATTGACGCATAGTCAGCAGGATTGGTAATCATGTCGTAGAGGCGGCGTTTTAGCGCATCTGCTCTACTGTAGACATATCCTAGTGGGCTAGCCATTTTTCGGTTTATATCTCTCTTTGAGTCTCGAACCTAGACTTTTGAGGTCTTGGAGGTCTTGCTCGTTTTGCGGGACTTTCGCTGCCCAGCGTTTGAATTGGAGGGCGGCTGGGGTTGGGCGACCTTTTTCGTCTTTAAGGGGGTGGTTTGCAGTGAGTGCTTGAGCTGCTTTTCGATAGATGAATTTAGCTCGGTCGTACTGATCCTGCTTAGAGGCTCCTTTGGTAGAGCGTACGGGTTTGCGTACGTCTCCCCCCGACCGGTTATGTTCAGCCATAGCCTTATTGGTGCGGCTATCATACTTCTCAAAAATTTTAGCAGCATCCCTAACCTTCATTTCTTCTTCGCAGCTCTCATGTTGTCTACAAGATTAGGGTAGGGCCGTCCAGCAGACTTGGCCATAGCCTTTGCAGACTTCTTTTCTTTTGGCGACAGAGCGTCAGGTTTACCCAGGCTTTTAGGCCGTTTCTTGTCCCAGATGGCTTTCATTTCTTTTTCTCCGGTAGTTTCTTCATAGACTTCTGGCCTTCTTTGACATACTCCTTGGCCACTTTCTGGGGTACGCCGAGCTTCTTAGCCATCTTTGGATCTTTGGCGGCTGCGTACATGAAACGAGCCTGGGCTTTACTTGCGAACATAGTTACTCCTTTGGGTGGGAGGGTGTGTGCAACAACCGAACCTCACGATTCAGATGTTCCTCCCAAGTTGAATTTGTATACAACTCATCTGGTAAGCCTTTACCACTTCGCTGTTCTCTAACTTAGGCTTTATCCACTCTAGTCGTTCTTGGCATTTTTCTTCACTTGCCTGTGGTGGGTCTGCATAGAACTTGCACCCGTCTGCCAGACACATTAGGAGGACTGGCAGGAAGTAAGTCATTCTTCCATCGGCTCCCAAGCATCACAGACGTTCTTGTCGGAACACTTGAACTCGAATTGTTCGCAGAAAATCTCGCCCTTCTTCAGGCCGCAGTTTTCCAGTTTCTTGCCGTACTCGCAGTTCCCGCAGGTCTCTTCGGACTCGGCTGGGCCGTAATTGGCCACCAGAATAGCCTTCTGCTTATTGCCTTTATTGATGGTCTCGTCTTGAGTCGCCAAAGGACATTCGCTCTCTAGGAGTCCGTCACCTTTCATCATCTCAGGCTCTTTACCTAGCAAGCCAATTAGAATCGTTGGGCCTTTCATTTGCATCCTTAGAAAAGGAGAGGGCCAGCCTTGTGAGCCAGCCCTCAAAGCCCCTGTGAGGGCAAGGAGAAGTGGGCGCAATGTCCCACCCCCTTTATATCACCTTTTTACTTGTCTTGCAATGGTGTACACAATGTATATACATAAACCTTCCTCGGCCCTAAAGAGTTGGTAGCGTCGACCTGAGTCTTTGTTACTTTCCCTTGTTTGACGAATCGCACTAGGCAGGACGAGATGTACGCCCTTTTCATGTTGGTCATCTCCTCAATTTCACGGGAGGAGATTGGTTTGTCGGACAGGCATCCGAATACAGTTGAGCAGCTCATTCGCTTCCTTTCAGGTTTAGGTCAATTGCCCAGGCTTTGAGGTTTCTTGCGTCTTCCTCGATTTCTTTAGCCAGAACTAGGATCTCGGCCAGCCTTACGTTGTCAGGCGTGTGGGCGTTAGCCAAGAACTCGTTTAGTTCTTTGGTGGCGTGTTTGATGTTAATTAGGTAGATGGCGGGATCGGTCATTTTGCGGTTGCGATAGTGTAGAAAAGGTTAGAGGCGGCAAGGATAAGCCAAAGACACCACCACATCCAACCAGCGTCGTTAGCCCACAACAAGTATGCGGCAATAAAAGAGATCATGCCTGTTCCTTCATTGAAGTTTCATGCACTTTTTGATCGCTTACTGTTGAGATTGTCTGGTTAATATCAATCATTTCAAGTCCTTTCGGATCTCTGACCAGAACTCTAGTGCAGACCTCTCTAGTTCGTTCTTGATGTAGTTGGCCGTGACCTCCCTTTCTTTTTCTAGGATCTCTTGGACGAACTCCATGAGTTTTTCGTCGCCCTTGAAGTTCCAGCGGCCAAAGTCGTCCATCCAGCCGTGGGTCTCCGCTAAGTTAAAAATCTCTTCGTTTCTCATTTCTTCCCCTTGTTGAACGGATTGTTGTAAAACTCATTGAAATTCCATGCATAGACATTCTCTTCAAAACCGGCTGTCTTCCCGTTCCTCGTCCCCTTCTTGCGCCCAACGGAGAGCCTGTTGTCCATAACCATCTGCTTCAAGGCTTTCTGGGCGTTGTTCCTCGTAAGGCCCGTCCTCTCCCTGAAGTCTTTTAAGGTGAAAGTATCTGTTTGGAAAGTAACCATCTTTATCCATCTCAAAGTCGTAGAACTCTACCTCTGGGTACTGACACCGGCTCTCTTTAACCATCCGAGCTTGGTAGTCTTTAGTACAGTCGGTGCAGAACCCAGCCCTGGGAGAGGAGCCTCTGGCCGCTTGAACCCAGGCCTTAAACTCCTCCCGTGAGTTAAAGCAACGGGGGAACTCCCCGTCGAACTCTAACTTCACGCCAACTCCGCTTTACGCTTGTCCTTGGCCTCGGTGATCTTGACTAGATCCTCTGGGTCTTTAAACGCCCGTGTAGCGGCCTCATATACAGTCTTGAGGATAGGCATGGACTCAGCCTTAGAGATAGCCTCCAGAGCCTTGTCGATGTTGCCACGGGGTTTCTGCTGGGCAACAGCGTTCTGGACTTCGTTAGCAGAGGCGAACTCTGACCCACCAAACCCTAGAGCCGCCAAAGCCCGACCTATGCAACTCGTCTCTGCGTTTTCGAGGGCAGATGTAGAGTTAATCTGAGAAGACTTGCGGAACTCCTCTGCATGGCCGGTAGCCAGGATGCGGCCTTCTTCGTTAGAGATTTCGCACCTCATAACCACATACTCCTCGGTGCGGTCTTCTACATGGGTTTCAATAGCCCACAGGGGATGCTTCTCACGGAACTGCTGGACTCGCAGGGCAACGGTCATGTACTCCTTGCCCCGAATGTTGACGATACCTGTGTTCATAACTTCTCCATTGCTAGTTTGATTGATAGAAAAATTGACTTGCCTTCACTTCTATACCACTTGTAAAACCTAAAAAATTTCATAGCATCACCATCCCTACGAATAGGCAGATCATGGCGATGTAACCCAGAACCTGCATCCAGATAGGATCAGGGTCGTTTTTCATGTCTTCCCAGAACTTACGCATTTTTGTCTCCCCACAAGGCTTTTACGGAATCGGCGATCCAGTCTGTGTGTTCGCCAGCGTGATCGAGGTCTAGCGTAGAGATGCCTGACTCCAGGTGGTCGGCTAGCATAAGCATCTTTTTGGCTGAATCACGTAGACTCTCAGCGATGTCTAGACGCTGCTCTTCTTCCATCTGGTAGGCTTGCTCTTGCGCTCTGTGCCACATTTCTAGTGCTGCGGTGTTTGCGTCGTACACTTTCTTCTCCTTGATGGGGGCCGTAGCCCCCGTCTGTTTTAGTGTGGAACCCCGATCGGTAGGGTTACTCCATTTTTCTCTAAGTAGACCCTAGCCATTTCTACGTTATGCAGGGCATTTGTTATCATCTTCTGGCCAGCTTTGTTTTGAATCTCTACTTCTGCTGCTGCTACTGCTTTTGCGTAGTTGATGATTGCGTCGTTTAGGTTTTGCATTTTTCTTCTCCTTAGGCCGCTTGATTGCTGCCATGAGTAGAACTATACACCCATGTGTAGACAAGTCAACTAAGTATTTTCCCTATGTTGTATATTTGATACATGGCAACTAAATCACCAACCCAGAGAAGCCTAGCCTACCTCCGAGATCAAGGGATGATCCCGTGGGTCTGTGAGTACTGGAACTCCTTTAGCCGGAAGCGTGTAGACCTCTACGGTTGTATAGATCTACTGGCTTTGGGGAATGGCGAGACCTGGGCCGTCCAGACAACCTCAACTGGAGTGTCAGCTCGGATTAAAAAGATCCGTGAAAATGAGGCGTTTCCTATCATGTTGGCTTCTGGCTGGCGTGTTTTTGTCCACGGCTGGCGTAAGAACTCAAAGGGCAGATATGTCCAGCGAATTGTGGAGTTGACAGCTGACGGAGATGTGGAGTAATGTGTCTGTACTGGAAGTGACGCTCCAGCGCAAGACACAGGAAAGAACCTCTAAGTGAGGCTTGTATGCACTTCACCTGTGTCGGGTGCTGGCCTGTCAAGCCCAAGTCTCACTTAGGGGTTTTTTCATTTCCAGTCGGACTCCTCCCGTTAGCAGTGCGCTTGAATCGGCGGCCAGGAAGAAAAGACACCTAGCGTTTACACCCTACGTTTAGGTCTGAGCCTGTCTACGAGGGACTCAGGTAGTTCACAGGGCGAGCGGTGGAGACAAACCTGTGGATGAAAGAATCGTAGCCTTATGGGGTATCTAGGGAATGTTTATTAAGGTTGCAAAGAGTTGGTTCCTGGGATCTGGTGGGCTTCCACCCTTGGGGAACCTATGAGTAAAATATGTAGACAAGTGTTATAAAGGAGAAGATATGGAAGACTTTGAGAAGTTCTGGAAGGCATACCCAAGAAAAGTAGCCAAGGGCGAAGCAAGAAAAGCCTGGAGCCAGACAGAGAAGATAAGACCGCCAGTCGAGAAGATCATCAAAGCACTAGAACTAGCCAAGCAACAAGACCAGTGGAGAAAAGATGGCGGGATCTTTATTCCCCATGCGGCCACTTGGTTACGAGCTGAGAGATGGGATGATGACTGGGGTGTAGACCTCGGAGAAGATGTAGTTCAAGTCCAAGGCAAGGTAGTCAACTGGTGGGAGACCGCTACAGGAATTGAGAGTAAAGGACTCCAACTCGGACTGCGCCCGTCAGAGTTCGATAGCTGGCCCAATTTTAAGGCAGAAGTCATGCGTAGAACAATGAGGGCCGCATGAATGAGTTGGCTCTATTCGCAGGTGCTGGTGGAGGAATACTTGGGGGACATCTCGTCGGATGGAGAACAGTCTGTGCAGTCGAGTGGGAACCATACGCAGCTTGCGTACTTGCCGCCAGACAGAATGACGGAGTTCTCCCGCCTTTCCCGATTTGGGATGATGTTCAAACCTTTGACGGAAGACCGTGGCGAGGAATTGTTGATGTCGTATCTGGCGGGTTTCCATGCCAGGACATCTCAGCAGCAGGAAAGGGCGCAGGAATTGACGGAGAGCGTTCAGGAATGTGGCGAGAAATGGCACGGATCATTCACGAAGTACGACCCAGATTCGTCTTTGTGGAGAACTCACCAATGCTCACTTCTAGGGGGCTTGGAACCGTACTCGGAGACTTGGCCTCGATGGGGTTTGATGCGAGATGGGGAGTGCTGGGAGCAGCAGATGTCGGCGCACCTCACCAAAGAGACAGAATCTGGATTTTGGCCAACGCCAACTGCTCACATGGCAAAAGAAACAAATGCTCCGAGCGAACACAAAAGGAATACTCCAACTTTAACAGCTCAAGTAAATTGGCCGACCCCAAGAAGTTGTTCTGCGATGGCGGCGACAATAACGCCAGAATCTGCGTGGAACGAAAAGAGGTTTCCAAACCTAGAAACAATAGTTGGCAGGAGACTGTGGCCGACACCAGTAGCGGACGACACGAGCCATCGGAAAGAAAAATACGCTCAAGGCGGGACAGCTCTGAGTACACAAGCTGGTGGGAAATTGAACCCGACTTGGGTCGAGTGGCTGATGGGGTGGCCGCTAGGGTGGACAGACTTAAAGCCATTGGAAACGGACAAGTTCCAGAAGTGGCTAGAACAGCATGGGAGAGCCTATGAAGTTCATCCTTGACGGCAACCGCCAGACAGTCCTACAGATGGTCGCACAGGCTCCTGACGGCCATTCTGTAGAGATCAAGCCGCCTAACAGAACTGCCGACCAGAATGCGCTTTACTGGAAGGAACTCCAGATCCTTGCTGAGAAGACTAACCAGACCGCACCCGTATGGCACGAATGGTTTAAACGCCAATACCTGAAGCCAGACATCCTAGAGATCCACGGGGAAGTCATCATGGTATGGCCATCTACTACGAAACTCAGCAAGCAAGAGTTCTCAGACTATCTTCAAGAAGTATTCGCCTGGATCTCAACCAATGCTTAACAAGTTAAACGCCAAAGAGAAAGCCTACCTTGGGCTTATCAAAGAGATGCGGTGTGTGGTGTGTGACGCAGAAGGCCCAAGTGATGCACACCATGTCAAACAACACCGACAGTACATCTGTATCCCTCTTTGTAAGGACTGCCATACCGGATCTAAGAACGGCTGGCATGGGCAGCGGAATATGTGGAAGTTGAAGAAGATGGACGAACTGGACGCTCTAAATGAGACCATCAAGCGGATACTCGAAAAAACCTTTTGATGCCCAGCTACACGAGGAGAATGACGGCCCTGCTAAAGATGCCGTTATGAACTACATCTCTACCAGGTGGGGTAAGCAAGTCGAGGAGGGCGGGAAGTACGACGTGGATGTCATCATCCTAGAGAACGGCAGAGAAGTCGGTTACGCAGAGGTTGAACGACGACATAACTGGGTAAGCGATTTTCCTTACCAGACAGTCCACGTTCCTTACCGGAAGCAGAAGTTCTTTACTTATAACCTGCCAACCTTACTTTTCTCTGTAAAGCAGGACTTAACACAAGCCCTCTGGTGTCGTGGTGATACAATTCTACAAAGCCCTGTAGTTGAGAATCCAAACAAGTATGTAGAGAGCGGTGAGCGGTTCTTTGCGGTTCCGCTACGCCTTTGGAGATTGGTCAATCTATGAAAATTCTAGTAACCGGAGCCGCTGGCTTTTTAGGTTCGCATCTGTGTGATCGGCTAAAAGGACACCAGGTTATAGGTGTTGATAACATGATCGGTGGGGACCCTTTAAACGTCCCGCATCATGTAGACCTCCACAGGTTTGACTTATCGAACCTCGATAAACTCACCGATGTCATGGACGGGGTGGATCTGGTCTACCACACGGCCTGCACTGCCTACGAAGGACTATCTGTCTTCTCTCCCTCACTCATCACCCAGAACACCACCCAAATATCCGTCAATGTAATGACAGCAGCTATACGCTGCGGCGTTAAGAGAGTCGTTCATTGCTCGTCTATGGCTCGTTATGGGGCGCAGAAGCCTCCGTTTACCGAGGACATGGAATGTAAGCCACAAGACCCCTACGGCATCGCTAAAGTGGCCGCAGAGATGCTTCTAAAGAACCTTGCAGAGGTTCATGGGATAGAGCTGGTGATCGCCGTGCCGCACAACATTATTGGGGCCAAACAGAAGTATGACGACCCGTTCCGAAATGTAGCCTCGATCATGACCAACCTTATGCTTCAGGGTCGCCAGCCAATCATCTACGGTGACGGATCCCAGATTCGATGCTTCTCAGACGTAGACGAAGATATAGACATCTTGATGATGTTAGGTTTTGAGGACTGTGCTGGCCATACCTTTAACATCGGGCCAGACAAGGGTGAGGTAGCGATTTTAGAGTTGGCACAGAGAATCGCCAAACTCCTAGACTTTGACCTGAACCCGACTTATATGCCTGGTCGCCCCCAAGAGGTAAAGCACGCCAACTGTTCCGCAGACAAGATCAGAGACTGGTTTAAATGGGAGCAGAGCGTACCTCTGGACGAGTCCCTAGGGAAGATCATCACCTACATCAGGAACCGTGGCCCCCGCCCCTTCAAATACCACTTGCCGATTGAAATAGTGTCACCCCTAACCCCTAAAACCTGGACGCAGAGGTTATTTTGACAGCCATCGTCATCTGTACAAATAACTCAGGATGCTTACCCGTCCTGCTAACCTCCATCACCTGTTACGTCCCAGAGTACATCCCAGTCTATCTATCTGGGTCTGGGGTCGTTTTGCCGAGGCACAGGACTATCAATTCTGATAACACGGCCACGAACTTTGGAGATGCCTTCAATGCGGTCTGTAACGAAGCCTTTAAAGAACACGAGGACTTGGTGGTCTGTAACGACGACATCGTGTTCATGCCCTCGACTTGGCAGCGGCTTATGGAAGATGTTGCTTTTTTACAACAGAATACCGAAAAGGTGGGCTGGGTGGCTGGACGGAGTGACTACGCAAGAGGCGTACAGAACGTCAGGACTCGCCAGGAAGGAGACCGGCTAATAGGTCTGAGGTGGGAGAGCGAACAAAAGATCATCCAGACGGATATCATTGCGCCGTTTTTTGGCTGGGTGTCCAGGGAGGCATGGGTAGACTTCCCGCCGCTAAACTGGTATTCAGACGATGTGCAATGTATAGATATGTCGCTTAAAGGCTACAAGCACTATGTGTCTAGGTCTTATGTGCATCACGCAGGAAGCCAGACATTTGGCAATGACTTCAAAAAGTGTATTGAGGAGGCTAAACCTTGGATAGAGCAGAACAGGCCAGAGTTAGCGAAAGTCTGGTTCAAGACCTCTTGATGAACTGGGTGTTCTGGTGTCAGTATGGCGTTCTAGGCCCACCAGTTCAAACCCAGGCGGCCTCCGCAGAGGGCGAATACGTCCCAGAGTTAGGAGATGTTTACGACCCGCCAGAACCGCATTTAGAGCCTAACTTCAGGGACGGGGAGCGCATGGAAGAAATCATTTGCACCCTTCCACAGAACCTGCGTATAATTGTCAAAGCCAAGTACATTCAGTACCCGTACCAAGGCCATCACGCCGTAGCTCAGAAGTTGCGTATAAGTGTTGACAGGTTTGAATCTGAACTAAAGAAAGCGAGAAACGAAATATGGAGAAGGTGGAACAACGCAGCGACGCATGGTTTGCCCAGCGGTGCGGAAAACTCACAGCGAGTAGGGTCGTAGATGCTCTGGCAACTGTTAAAACCGGAGAGTCGGCTTACCGACGTAATCTTAAACTGCAACTATTGGCAGAGCGTCTTACTGGTATTCCCACGGTAACGCCCGAAACACCCGCTATGAGATGGGGTACAGAACAAGAGCCTCTGGCCAAGATCAAGTTTAGCCAAGTAACTGGACTAACCGTTGATGAGGCTCCGTTCGTAGAACACCCACTAATGAAGGGTCTAGGTGCGTCTCCGGACGGCTATACATCGGACGGGGGTTTGGTAGAGATCAAGTGTCCTCAAGGCCCACGACATATTGAGAACCTCATGTCCGACAGAATCCCGAAGGACTACATTCCTCAACTGCTCTGCCAGTTATCCTGTACGGGAAAGAAGTTCGTCCATTGGGTGAGTTTCCATCCTTTGTTCCCCGATCAAACACAAATCAAGATCATCAAATTCCAGCCGTCAGAAGAAGAACTCGACGAGTTTGAGGGTAAGGTCTATGACTTTCTGGAAGAACTAAACGACATGGAGGCTAAGCTGCGTGGATGAGATTCGCTCTGATAATCGGACTATTGATGATTTACCTCTGCCTGTAGTCCGGTTCCTAAGATCACTCCTTGATCCTGAAGGCTTGGGTTGGGCCGTGACCGCAGAAGTAAGAAAAGAGGCTATAAAACTGCTAGGAGAAAAAAGTGGAATTAAAGATAGATACGAATAAGGATAGTGTGGACGAGGCCGTCCAGATGCTTATGGCCCCGATCATTTGTGCGAAGCTGGAAGATTTTGCTAATGATCTGCGCCAGATTGATAAGCACACGGAAGAGTTCGACGAGATGACCTTTAAGCGAATTCACTCTTGCTTCTGGGAGAAGTTCGGAGACTACCTTGAGTAGCTGGCTGGTAGGTCTAGTTGGCTTTATTTATGCCTATGTTGCCTTTGAGCAATTTAGGATGGGAAATCTGCCTATGGCAGTGGTTTGGGCTGGCTATGCTTTTAGCCAGTCTGGTTTGTGGTACTTAACTAAATAGGAGTGTTATATGGGTATCAAGTACGAAGTAGTAGCAAATGGCGGCACTTACACCAACAAGGCCGGTGAGGAAAAGAAACGCTGGGTCAAGGTCGGTGTGGTCATGGAAAACGACCGTGGTATGTCCCTGAAGATGGAGTCCATCCCTGTGAACTGGGACGGCTGGGCGATCCT